GATTGAAGCTCAACTTCTATCAGACCCCAACGCGTTCCAGGTTTCCAAGAAGATTCTTCACAATATGTATAACTTGGACGTGAAGACTGATGGTGTGTGGAAAGCTCGGATCAAGATCTGTTTCATCGTTGGACGTACCGCTATTACTGCAGGTCATTTGGCCCCTCACTTGGAGAAGGCTGAAGAAGTTCGGCTTTTCAATGCCACCGTGCGTGACGGTCACGTTATACCCAAGGAAAAGTTGAAGTGGATCAAGGTGGATGGCAAAGGTGGAGTTTCGAAAGATCAGCTCTTGATTGTGTTCCCAAAATCAGTTCACGACCATGCCGACATCACAGGGAGCATTGCCTCGTCAACAGAAATGACGCGTTTCAACACCGTTAATGGTTGTCTTATGGCTCCCGCTGACGGAGTTGTTACGATGCGATACGGACAGGTTCGTGCAGTGGATGACGTTGCACCTTACAGCGACAATCTTGGACACTCTTACAAACTACGTTCTGCATATCAGTACAATCTGGAAACGAAGGACGGTGATTGTGGGGCGATTCTGATGGGTGTTCATGTTGGGCTTGCACGCAAGATCATTGGTATTCATGTAGCGGGAAAGCTTGGGATTGGCATGGCCTCTCCCTTGAACATCGATGACATTCGGCGTAGTTTGGCTGAGGTGGAGATGGATGCGCAGATAAGCCTCAACTTGGACTCGTTAGTGAAACCACCTGTCGCTGGTCAGAAGATCGCATTGCCGGAGGGAGACTTCGTGCCAGTTGGAAAAGCTCTGTATAAGGTAGCCTCCCCAACCAAGACCGCATTGCGTAAGAGCGCGGTGTACGGATTCATCACGGAGCCCAGCACGGCGCCAAGCGCTTTGCAGCCACAAAGGGTAAACGGCGTGCTTGTCGATCCAATGCAGCAAGGTCTTAAGAAGGCTGGAAAGATTCCACCATCTTTGGATGCCACACGTTTGGCTATTGCTATCAACGACGTGGAGCGCATTGTGAACACCTTGCCCGAACCAGATCACGCTCGTGTGCTTACTGATGACGAGGCAGTTTCTGGAATCGAAGGAGACGCTTTCATGTCGCCAATTAATCGCAGGTCTTCTCCTGGATATCCCTTGACTTGGGAGAAGAAGGGAATGCCTGGCAAGATGCGCTGGCTAGGAGATGCCGAGTATAAGCTGGATCCTGTAATTAGGGAGAAGATGAAGCAAGTTGAGGAGAATGCGAAGAACAACGTGCGCACACCTACCATTTGGACTGACACACTTAAGGACGAACGGCGCCCGTTGGAGAAAGTTCTAGTCGCAAAGACGAGAGTTTTCGCTGCGGGGCCGATGGTCTTCACGTTGGTTTTCCGTAAATACTTTCTTGGCTTTGCTGCTCATTGCGCCAAAAACAGGATTGATAACGAGATTTCCATCGGGACCAATTTCTATTCCCTGGATTGGACGCGGACTGCCAAGAGGCTGCGTAGCAAAGGCTACAAAGTGATCGCGGGAGACTTTTCCAATTTCGATGGCACTCTTGTACTGGAGATCCTCGCCGAAGTTGTGGAAATTGTGAACAAATTCTATGACGATGGCGAGGAAAATGCTCAAATCAGGCGTGTTCTCTGGAAGGAAATTGTGAATTCGGTCCATGTTTGTGGAGACAATGTCTACTTGTGGACACACTCTCAACCGTCCGGGTGTCCGATCACGGCAATCCTCAACTCACTCTACAACTCCATCTCTATGCGTTACGTGTGGCTCACAGTTATGCCTGAGGAGTATTGCACGATGAAGGCTTTCAATGAGCACGTTGCCATGGTTTCGTATGGAGACGACAATTGTGTAAACATTTCTGACGCTGTCATTGACCATTTCAACCAGTTAACCATTGCTGAGGGATACAAGGAAATGGGTATGACCTACACAGATGAAACGAAATCTGGTGACATGATTCCATACCGTTCCCTCGACGAAATCAGTTACTGTAAGCGCGGGTTTCAGTGGAACGAAGACGAACATCAGTATATAGCTCCACTGGAATTGTCCGTTGTTCTCGAGATGACTAACTGGGTGAGGGGTGACTTTGACAATGAGGAGAGGACGGTTGAGAACATGGAAACATCGGCTTTCGAGCTTTCATTGCATGGACGTGAGATTTTTGACCAATGGATTGGAAAATACAAACAGGCTGCTCGCGGCTTGCAGACGCGCCCACTCTTCTTGACTTATGACGAGTATCGATTCGTCGAGGCTAAGAAGTATGGGCGCCTGGCAGCTGCCTGCAATTAAATCCAGAGCTAGG